CGCCGGAGGGTTTTGGTCCAATCGCGCATGAATGCCGTCCTCAGCCGCCCGTGCTTGCCGGCATGCCGACGCTTGCCGGCATGGTTCGCCCGGTATCGGCATTGACCTTGCCGGATGAGCCGCCGGCCGTATTGACGCCCACCTTCACCTGGCTGGCGATGCCGGCGAAGGCCTGCGCCATCGCCGCCCCGATCTGCGGCGCGACGGCCCTCAAGGCCTCCCGCATGACGTCAGCCATCTCGGAACCGACAGCGCTCGCGTCCGAGGTCATCCGCTCGATGGCGGCCGCGCCGAACTCCGATCCGACCTTTTCGCCATCGATCGAAGCCTTCATCATGCGCCGCTGGAAATTCTCGAATGCGTCGTCGGTCAGACCGTCGTTCTTGTAACGATTGCCGTCTCTTCTCAGTCTGGCTTCATCGCTGTTGAAATATGCGATCTCGCCGCGGCGAGCCAGCATCGCGGCGGTCATGCTGTCGCGGCCGGGAACGGAATTCAGCCCGACAGGCCGAGAGCGAGGGATCGGCCCGGTCTTCGGCAGTTTGCCCTTGGACGTTCCGCCGCCCGGAAACTCCTGCTCGGGCTTCCAGCCCGCCGGCAGGGTCGGGCCATTCTCGTATTTGGCCCGCAAATCCGGATCCTTGAATCCACCTTCGATGGCGAGGTGGTCCTGCTCACGCTGGCTGAGTCCAACCTGGTGCCACTGGCTTTCCAGATACCCCATTCCGCGGTTCTTCAAAGCGCGATCAATGGCGTCCTGCCGGTCCGTTGCGGACACGATGGCATCGATCGCCGGCGTCGCGACGGTCGCCACCTTTTCGCCGAAGCGCTTCACGAACGCGTCCCAGCTTCCCGAAAGCCTGTCGAGGCTCGCCTGCGCATCTCCCGTTACACGCTTCAGGTCGCGGAACACCGTGCCGTCGACCTGGGCAGAATTGACGGATTCGAGAAAGCCCTTCCAGCTCTCCGTGCTGGTAATGAGCGACTGCATGCCGAGCCGGAATTCCTGGTCGGTGAAGAGCTGGGGAAGCTTGGAGAGGTCCCCCTTGATCGCCTCCTGAGACAGGCGGACGAATGCCTGAACGGCCCCCTCTCCCTGCTCCTGCGCGGCCTTCAGTTCCTTTCTCAGGTCGATCCCGAACTTGGCGAATTTCTCCGCCGTGTCGTCATTGAACATCTTGCCGAAGATATTCTGCGCCTGCGTTGCGGCCGCCGATGCCGAGCCGGTATCCTCGCGGATCGTTTGCAGCATCGCGATGAGCTGTTTCAGGCCATCCTCGCCCGAATAGCCGAGTGAGGCGAAGGAATTCGCCAGCTCCGGAATGTAGGTGGCCATGTCCTTGAGCTCGAACTGGCCTGCCTTGCCGCCCATGACCATGATGTCGAAGGCACGCTGCATCTGCGACGCCTCGATTTTCAAGGCGGAGGATGCCTTGATTGCGGTGTTGGCGATGTCCTCGGTCGCGGATCCGGAAGCTTGCGCGGTCGCGAGAACAGACGGCAGAAAATCCATAGCCTCTTTCAGGCTCAGCCCGGACGAAACCAAGGTATCCACAGCCGTCACCGCAGCATCAAGCGGAAGGGCCATCTCCTTGGAGACGGTCTGCATGCGCCGGAACGCCTCTTCCGTCTCGGCGCCGCTTGCGTCGGCGGTGATCCCTATACGCGTCATCTGCCGCTCGACGGCCGCAAAATCCTTCAGGGCGCCGGCCGAGAACGCAGCGACGGCCGCGGGCGCAAGAAACCGCGACATGGCAACCATCGTCGAGGACGTCACACGCCCCAGCCGGCTCTGCTGCGTATTGAGCGCTGCGGCCTGTCGATTGACCTGCTGCATACGCCCTGCAAGTTGCTGGAAGACGCGACCAGTCTTGTCGACGGCCAGTATCTTGAGGCGCGCCTCAACTTCGCGGGTACTCACGCTTGACGTTCCTTCATTGCGATTGCGCGATCAAACCAGTAATGGATCTGCCCGAGCGTCATTCGCCCGACACGGTCGGCATCCCATCCGAGCCGGAAAACGAGGACGTCCGCGATTTCGTCGGTTCCGGCTCCACCATGAAAAAACGCTTCACCCTTGCCGCCAGCGCCTGGCTGTCCTGTACGTTCAGCTGGGCGAGGTTGTCGGCGCTTGGATTGACCGCAAGCTTCTCCACGTAGGCGTTGATCACGTCCGGCAAGGTGATCAGCACAGGTTGTCCATTCGGGCCGGGCTGCCACTGCTGCGGCTCGCCGAGGCCGTCGATGTAGATCTCCTTGAAGGTCGGCTCACGCAGCTCCACCGACGAGAACGGTCCATCGTGGCCTGTGTAGCTCTTGGAGAGAGGAACGTTGACAGTTGCCACGGCCTACTCCTCCGTCTTCCGGTAGGCCTCGGCGGCGATGGAAATCCCCGTCACTTCGCCGGTGACGCGGTTCTTGACCGGCGTTCCGACGAGGAACGCGCGCGTGAAATAATGCGTCATGCCGGTATGCTCCTCGATGAAGGTGACGTTGAACCGATCGGCGCGCATCAGCTGATCGTGGTCGAGGCCGCGATCGGCGAAAGTGATCTCGGCGAGGCGCGCCGTCGGCGTCATGGTGCGATCGACCGATCCGTCCTGGTTGGTGACGGCTTCGGTCGAGATTCCCGCGGTGCTCATGTTGAGCGTGCCGCGCAGCGGGATCATCTCGCCGGTCGAGAACCGCACGCGGATGACGCCGCCAAAGTCTTTCTTGCCCATGTCTCAGGTCCTCCTGCTGGCGACGGGTCAGGCCGCGAGGTTGGTGTTGATCTGGCTGTTGGCGACGGCGAGCCCGGCGAAGATGTCGAGCGGGTTCACGAAGTCGAGCGGAAGGTGGATATTGACGCGGTTCGGATTCTCCGTGTCGCGCACGACCACCATCGCCTCGATCGCCGCATTGGCGTTTTCGAGCACGCCGGACATTTCCAGGTAGCTGTGCACCAGCGTCGCCTTGATGTCCTTCACCGTGGTGAGCGCATCGAGATTGTCCGGGTTGTCGTTGGCGATCGCCTTGTTCGAATGCTCCGCCGCAAGATTCGCACGGAACTTCTTCAGCGCATACATCAGCTGGTACGGCCGCTGGATATCGCGGAAGGTCGTGTCCGGCGCGCCGTTCGTCGTCTGCTGCTGGGTGATGATCTTGTCGATCTGCACCTCGCCGCTGCGCGAGACCGACCAGGTCGAGACGCCGTTTTTCAGGAAGGCGTCGCGCGTGGCATATTCCGGCCAGTAGGCACGGTCACGCGGCGCGGAGACACCGTCGATGACGAGGCCCGTCTGGTTCCGCGAGACGTCACCGTTCGACCCGCCGCCGAGCCACGGCGCGATCCGCCCGATGGCGCCGGCGATGAATTCGTAATCCGGCTCCGCATTTCCGCCGGACGAGAAGCGCGGCACGAGCGTCAGGTGCCAGTCGTCGCGCGCCAGGCCGGCAGTCGTCAGGTCCGAGGACGTGCCGGTCTTCGGATAGAAATAATGTCCGTAGAGCTGCTGGGCGTAGGACCACCGGCCGGAGATGTTGTTGAGGAAGCTCGACGCCTTCGTGAGATTGTCGGAATCCCCGAATGCCGAAATCATCGTCTCGAAGGGGTCGTCGCCCATCGCCGCAAGGACATTGGAGATGTCGGGCACGCCGGCGCCGGCCGTCGCGGTGGCGAAGGCGAGCTTGCCGGTAAAGGCATTGTTGCCGTCCGAAACAGGAATATGGAAATCGTGCGCGGCGGCATAGCTACCCTTGTGGCGCGCCGTCACGCGGACGATCGTCGCGTCCTCGCCGTCGATCGCCGCGGTATACGGCATCGACCGCCTCGACAGGCGATCGTAGTAACCGTTGATCGCTGCGACGAGGGACGCGGCGACGTCGGCGGCGGTCGCGCCTGCCGGGATCTCGATGGCCATCGTGCGGCCGGCGATGGCAAGGATGCCCTGCCCGCCCGATGCGGCCGGCGCCGAGCAGGTAATGGTCCGCACCTCCGCCGTACCGGTATCGGCGACGTTGCCGATCCAGATTTCCTGCGCGGGCGCATTGCGACGGGCCGCAAGGAACATGCCCTCCAGCATCGAGCCGGCGCCAGCAAGGATGCGGGCATCCATCGCGGACGAGCAGATCGCGACGGCGCCGGCGGCGAGCGCGGCCGCGCTGAGGCCGTGGCCGATCAGGATCACGCGGCTCTCGTTTTCGAACTGCCCGCCGGACGTGACGTCGAAGGCGAGGATCGGGGCCGTCAGATTGGCCGGGATATTGCTGGTCATGCGTCATCTCCTGCGGGTTTCCGGGCCTTCCGCGGGCCCGCCGTTGCCGGGACTTTTTCGAGATCGCCGTCGCGCACGAGACGCGCGACATAGGGGTTGGAGA